GCCGAAGGATCTCCCTCTAATAATTCACTTGTTGTATCATCAAACAAATAATCATAATTATCATCTTGTAATAATGCTTTTGGATTTCCTGTTACACCACCCACTGGATATAATCTACGCTCAACACCCGTGCTAGTTTCTAACCAAGATACTTTAACATAATTTACATAATTATGTGGTAATATCATAGTAAGTGAAGGGGGAATTTCTATTTCTTGTGATTTTTCTGATCGTAAAGTATCATAACTTAATTCTGCTAAACCTCTTTGTGCGTGAAATGCTACATCTGTTCTTCTTGCTCGTGGTAATATT